CCGAACCCACCGTTATTATTATTGTGTGCGAATAGGTAGGCTACGTATGTACCGCCAGAGGCGTTCCACCCTGCGTTAATAGTGCTTTCTATGGTAAAGGTTGTGGTTGTTGGATTAGATATACCAGAATCTGCTGTAAACGCACCCGTTGCATCCAAGAATCCGTAAGCACCACCTGCGCTCCTATGCCAGACAATCCAGTTGCTTGTGCTATCAGTGCGCTTGAATAGTATTGTACCTACATCACTGTTCAAACTATGGCTAATACTACGTCCAGCAGCACCATTCCCAGTATAAGTAACAACATCAAAGAACTTAGGGGCTTTGCGGAATGTCCAAGAGGCAAATTCTTGCGTTCCGTTAACGTCTGTTTGAGTTCCTAATGCAAAGCCGTTACTGTTAAAAGCTGTTATTCTTTGTGAATCCGAAAACGTTCCTGATGCTAGAGGTAAATAAAAATGCTTAGTAAGTCCTGTTGCTACTGTATCTTGCAAAGAATGGTAATTATTTTCATCTCTAGGTTTTATCCAAACCAACCCACCTTCACCACTTAGGTCAATGTTGTTGGTAATCGTTTGTGCAGAGCCAGAATTTCCGTCATACAAAAACGTGCTGAACACATCTTCTACGTCAGGGCCAGCACCGCCAGCATTACCAGCAGCGGCTTGGAGTAATTTCTTTTTAGTAGCCATTATTCAAACTCCTTATCCTAGAGCCTGACCAGCTGTGAACCCATACCAATTTGTCCCACCGTCACGGGTGGTGAACACGAAGATGTCCTTGCCGTTAGCCGCCGCTGTAAGCGTGGGAGCCGTAGCCGCTGGAAAGTCTACTGAGCTAGGCCAAGTTACACTGTAGCCAGAGCCACCGCTGTTTTGTATGATCTCAATGCTAAACGTGTAGGCTGTTCCAGATGCTGGTGGGTTAGTAAATGTGAACGTAGAGTTGCCAGATAGAACTAGGCTGAATGAGTTACCTGTTTCACAGTTGACCGCTGGTGATGTGCCAGACAAGGCTGCGTATGTCTCGTTGTAGCTATCAACTAATAGCTCGCCAGTAATATCCACATCGCCAGTATAGGTTGCTCCGACTTTTGCATTAAGCTGCGTTTGAATTGCCGATGTAACACCGTCAACGTAATTAAGCTCGGCTGTAGTGGCTGTAACGCCGTCAAGCAAGTTTAACTCAGCAGCTGTGGACGTAACACCGTCAAGTATATTTAACTCGGCAGTAGTAGCTGTAACGCCGTCAAGTATATTCAGCTCGGCTGTTGTAACAGTCGCGCCGTCAAGAATTTCAAACTCAGTATTGGTAACGCCACCGAGAAGCGTGTCTACGCTGTCCCAGTTACCGTTTAAGTATCCGCCCCAGGCGTCTTCATCGCCGCCTACGGCTGGTTTATTCCAAGAATAATTTGTCGTTGTCGTAGGCATTACGCGGCCCTCTCTAAGTAATCTGCTTCTGTCCAAGTCGTAGATGGACTAGATGCTTCTGTCCATATGGTTGTCGGGTCGGGTGCGTCTTCCCACTTGTACCTTGCATTCACAACAGGCGTGAACCCGAGATTGTCAGAAACCGCAACATTTCTTATCCTGATATACCCTATATCAGAAGAAATTGAAATAGCAGCGTTAGAAGAGGCAACTACGTCATAAACACCGTTTGCAGTTGCCGTAAATGCAATTGCCGTTGAGGCAGAAACATTGCGAGTAATTCCGCCATCTACGCTCACAGCAAAAGCAATGTTTGCAGTGGCGCTTCCATCCTCAATGCTAATGTTTTTGCCGTAAAGGTACGAGCCGTAAGTGTTTAAACCATAGCCAGGCCGGAAGCCAGGGATCACCTCGTAAGTGACAGCAGATACGCTGGCAATGCCGCCAAGACTTACATTGGCTGCACCGTCAACAATACGAACCAGCGTGGGTTGCGATGAGGCAAGCCCAATAGATGCAGAGGATGATGCTTCAACAATTGTAACAGCAACCGCTGACACAGAAATGCCAATAGACGCAGAAGCCGCGCCCTGCGTAGTCTCAGGCTCGCCGTATAACCCAGAGCTAAAAACCCCTGAGTTATATGTGGAGCGCAAGGCCATTAGCTTGCCGTAATATCAAGGTCGCCCGTTGGGATGCGGAACACATCGCCATCATTAATGGCTTTGGCGGTTGTAAGCGCAGAATGGATGATCATGTTACCACCAGAAGCGGCGTCCATAATGCCAATCCAACCAACTGTACCCCAGTTACCACCGCTTGCTGCCGGAAACTCAATGGATGCAGAGTTTGATGCAGTGGCACCGCTAACCGTAAACGTAGCAGCCTTACGGGTGTAACCGTTGCCGGAAACCTCAGTGCCAGCTGCGCCAGTGTCAGTCGGGTCAGATGTAAACAGGCCAACATACCAAGCTGTCGGGCGGGTTACGCTACCAGTTGTCAACAAATACTGAAGCGTACTTGTCTCGAAAGCATTTGTTAAAGACATGGATTTCTCCGTTAGATATATCTGCGGCGGTTATACACCATCACAAGGTTAATAGCTAGTCACGCGCATACGCAGGCCAGAACCAGCAAAACGTGTGTCGTTTGAGGCTTTCTGCAAAGACTGCATAGCCGCCGAATACAGTGCCGCCCAAGTTTCAGTCCTGGCGTCGTCATTTAGGTATGGCGAAGCCTGTATCAATGCTCCGTAAAGATAAACGTCGGGCGCGTCTTGCAACAGCCAGTTATATGTATTTGTGTCAGTCAGCTCTGTAACTGACTGATAATACATTAGCTGCATACCGTAATCACCATCTGGCGTCGGAAACACCTCAATGCTTTCGCCAGCGTGAGAATAAAACCTTGGTGTGCCAGTGGCGTTTGAGTTGTTCTGGCGATACTTAATCATATCGTCAAGGCTGGCCATCTCCAACGGGCGCGTTCCATCAGTCGTTAAACTAAAACGCAAAGTCTCAAGCCAATCAGCCGGAACCTGCACATAACGGCTATCAAGCGTAGCATCAACGCGGTTGACCATCTTGTAATGCCGCAAGTCACGATTAATGCCAGCCTCAGTCAAACTAATAAAATCAGGAATGACCGACGTAAGATCATCTCGGTTAAGCCAGTTGGCTATGCTAGACTTTAGCTCTGCGTAAGTTGTGATTGCCATTAATTATAAACCCTCTAACCTGAGGTAATTGTTAAAAGTTTCTTGCATAAGGCGCGGGTCTTGCAAAACTCTTTCGTTGGCCGATCTTTTTAAAATGTCAACAAACTTTGGAAACGCAGGGTGCTGCATCATAGGATTTTGCATTTCGCTCAAACGAGGTGTGTCATCTCTGCCCGCAAAAGGCTGAGTGAGCGGAATATCTGGTCGATTGTTAAGCGCGTTTCTGTAGGCATCAATTGGGCCAACGCTATAAGCATTTTCACGCAAGGTGTTTAACGTGGACTCGCGAGGCCTCGGAGAAGACATGGGCATGTTATCTTGCATTTGCGGAAGAACGCCTTGCTGCGCAGGCGCGGGCATTGCCCGACCCATAGGGCCGTAGCCTGACGCGCCTAAATCTATTTTTTTATCCAAAAATTCTACAGTCATTGCGCCGGGGGCGTATCCTGTAGATGCGGAATATAATCTAGGGTCTCCTTGATTAGACATAGCATTGGCGGCGCCACGATTGGCTTCTTGGACTCTTGCAGAATAAATCGCATCATTGCGTGCCACTTGAGAAGCGCGATTACGGTTTGCCATTTCCATATCAGAAAGCTGACTGCCTAAACTCGGTGCCATCTGTGCAACACGATTACGGTTTGCCATTTCCATATCAGAAAGCTGACTACCTAAACCAGTTTGCAACAAACCCGGCTGAGACATAGGAGCGCCGCCGGGCATAGCGCCCGCAGTCATGGATTGTGCAGCCTCTTGTTCTGCTACAGTGCCAGCAGCGTTCAATCCACCACCGTCAAACAAATCAACGTACCACGGGACATACTCGCGTGTTTGCTCATTAAAGTAACCAGGCAAGCTATCACTGCCCGTGATCTTCATCATCTCATCGCCAGTTGCGCCAGCTTGTGCAGCGCCGCGTGTACCAAGCAAAGACTGCAAGCCGCCAAGGCCAAGCTCTTTGCTGCGCTTTGATGAAAGATCGCCTAAGAAATCAAAAATACCCATAACTTACTTCCCGTATTTTTTTGCGAGGCAAGTTCCAGCACGCTTGCACGCTGCGGGGGTGGGGCAACCTTTACATGGCTTCATGTCATTATCCTCTAGCTTTTTTGCACATTAGCACAGTTTAATTAATAATACCACGCAGGCTGCATATCACACATCCTCAATACCCTCTAGCACCTTTTCCATACGCGCGCTCAGCTTCCAATGTCCAGCTCGCCAGCGCGCTGCATACTGCGCATCCTCCAAGCTCAAGCCTCTGCCGATGTAAGTCTTAATCCACTGGTTCATACGGATATTTTTCATTTTGGGTGACAGCTTGTAAAACGGTACTGGCTTCATGCAATGCCTTTTAGATTGCGCTTAATATTTTGCCTCCAATTTGACATAGCGCCGGACAATGCAGTTGCAGCATCGCTGGCCATTGTTAGACACAAGGCGTCGGCAAGGTCGGGCGACTTCAATCCGCGCTTGCGCATCTCATCTTTACTCTCAGCTTTCATCTTGCCGCCAGGCGTAAAGCCATAACGTATAGACGTTAGCTCTGCCAGCAATTGATCGTCATTCGGTATCTTGCATGACCTATCCTCAAGCCAACCCTTTGTTTTAAACCAAAGTTCTGCCCGTAGGTTCATGTATGTGTTGCCCATAGCCGGAGCCTCGCCAACATTAATACCACGCACAGGCGCACCAAGCTCACGCAATCTATCAACAACGCCGCCGCCAACGCCAATACTGTCAACAAGTATCTCGCTGGGCCGCATAGAAGGCGCTAAGCCTTCGTATTCGGCCATCACGCGCCCAACAGTCTGCATCAAATCCAAGCCCTGCCATGACGTAATCTCAGTCACAACATTGCCATACCGCTTGCACAGCGCAGTTTTGTCCGCGCCAAACCTAGCCACGTCCAAGCCCCATATGGGCTTCTCGTCAGGCGTAATCTCAATGTCACGGCGTATAGCGCTCTCGGCAATATGAAACGGAATAATCGTGTCATCATCCGCCATCGGGAACTCGCCAAGCACGCGAATGCGAAACGCGTTGCTTTCCTCGCCATATCGCATGCGCATCTCGTCAACAAACTCGTCTGACACAAGCGGGCTATCCACGCACGACCAACGCCGTGTCCACCAGCTGTCAGCCATCCGCGTTTGACTTTCGTAAAACGTGCCAGATGAGCGCGTCGGGTTGCTCAGCAAAATTGTCGTCGCAGCGTGGCCCGACATAGAGCCAGCGGCAGCCTCAAACACCTTCTCAGGCACACCGGAAGCCTCGTCCACAACCAACAGCACATTTTCCGAGTGTACCCCAGCCAGCGCTTCCGGCGTTTCAGCGCGGCTTGTCCTAGCCGAAATGAAAGCCTCGCTTGGCGCTGCCATTAGCTCAACCCTGTCAGACTTGACCGTAAGCAACACTTTAAGTTGATCCGGCAGCTCATTAATCCAGCGCTTCAACTCGGCAAACAAAGCATCAAATAACTGACCGCTGGTCGGGGCAGTCACAACGACCTTATTCGGAAAGCGCAGCAGAACAAACCAAAGCATAGCCCAGCTTGCCGTCGTAGACTTGCCCGTGCCGTGGCCGCTGCGCACGCTCATCTTGCGCTCACCATTTGCCAGCGCGTTGAGA